ACTACTAAGCAAGTAGTTACTAAAGGCTTGAAGTCTAACTTCATTGCACAAGTCAAAGCTACAGCAGGTTCAATTTTGGCACAAACTGACTGGCTTATTACTCGCAAAGTTGAAAGAGATGTAGCTATTCCTGCTGAAGTAGTGGCTTACAGAGCTTCTGTAGTTTCTAAGGCTGATGAATTAGAAGCTAGTATCTCTGCTGTTACAACTGTAGAGCAGTTAGCTGGTTTAGATTTATCTTTCCCTCAGGAGTAAAAAATGTTGGATGAAGCGACAATTAGCCAAACTGATGCCAGACTAAACTCCCATGAAGCTGTTTGTGCTGTCCGATATGAAGGCATCAATGCCAGATTAAAAAGACTAGAGCAAATACTGATTGGTGCTTGTGGCTTCATTATTGTTATTCTGTTAGGAATATCTTTGAAGCTATGAAATCAATCCTATTTGTTTTATCAATGATGCTAGGCGCAAGTCTGGCATTTTTGTTATCTGCTCCTGCAAAGGCACAGCCAATTATTACTGAGTCTACAAGCAAGTCTGAGACTACAGTTAAATCTCCACCACCTTCTGCTATCAGTCCTAACATCACTACTATTAATAACATTATGTGTAGTAGCGGTGTATCGGCTGCCATTCAAACTCAAATCTTTGGTATCTCTACAGGCACTACAGTTAGAGATGAGAACTGTGAAGTAGTCCTATTGTCTAGAGACTTATCTGCCCTACAGATGAAAGCTCCTGCTGTGGCATTGCTTTGCTATGATGCAAGAGTCTGGTGGGCTATGTGGGATGGTGGTGTTCCTTGCCCTATCAATGGCATGGCTAACACTCAAGCTAAAGACTACTGGTTAGCTAATCCTCAATTAATGCCTAAAAGACCTAAGATTAAATGAAATGGCTAATGTCACTAATTGTTGGTACTTGTTTATATCTACCGACATTAAGTCACACCCAAGTTATTCAACACCAAATCTCGGATGATGGCTATGTCAGAGTTCCACTCCAATTTGCATTTCCTTATTATGGTCGTGTCTTTACTGAATCTTATATGTTCAGTAACGGTGTTGTTGGCTTCCTCAATCCTACAAATAGTTGGTGTTGCACAGGATTTGACCTAAGAACTAACAATGGCACTCCATTTAGCTTTGCCATCATGCCTTTACAAACTGACTTGCTTAACTATAGTGGTCGGTTCTTAACAGAAGGCACTCCACAATATCAACGATATGTCTGGGAAAATATCTCAGAGTTTGGAGTCCCCCATAATCTAAATACTTTTGGTGTAGAAATCAGACCTAGTGGCTTTATCGGTATGCACTATGAGCAAGTAAACATCAGCCCTAGTAGACCTGTCACAATCGGCATGACTGGAGATGTAGGTGAATTTTCCCAGTTTTATCATGGAGTTGGCTTTTCACAGGGAAATTTCAGTCATATCATAGAGTCTACTGGTAACTTATGTGTTACCAATCCCCTATCAAGCCCTAGCTGTTCTGGATACCAAGAAGCCTATCTAGCTCAACAATGCTCTGTAAGCTCTCTATACAGCCCACAATGCCCTAATTATCAACAGGCATACCAAGACTACCAATGCTCATTAAATGCTCTCTATAGCACTTCCTGTCAAGGCTATGGGGAAGCCTATACTTTGGCTAACATTGTGAACCCTAGCAGACCTGTATCAATTCCACAGGTTCAAGTCAGCACTAGAGGTACGGTATCAGTAGAAACCCCTATAGTTTCAGATACAGTAGTCAATGAAGTTATCACTAGAGAACCAACTTCTAGAGAATCTAGTCAGCCATCTAATCAAAATAGTGTTGCACAAACACAACAGGTACAATCACCACAAGCAGAAAAACCAAAAGAAACTGTTAAATCTGAAACAAAACCAAAGCAACAAGTTAAAGTGGGAAGTATAGAAGTGCCAACAATCGCAACTCCAGTTATCAAAGCAGAGCAAGTGCAGATTGTGGATTTATTAAGTAGGAAAATGATTAGTAAGCCAATCAAAAATAGTGATAGAGACTTCTATCTAATGATGGTCGGTACACACAAACTGCATGAGGATATGATTGATGGACAATACAGAAAAGGAAATTAGTGTCGCTGGGTTTAGTTTTAAACTTACCAACAAGCTAATGATAATGGTTATTACTATTGCACCTGTGGTCGGTGGTGCTTTCTGGGGTGCTTTTGAATTCTATAACGACTATATGTCTATGCGCTCTGCCATACAAAACTATGTAAGCCCAGACTTTACTAACTATGACAAGAAGATAGCCTTACTAGAAGAATCTTCAGCCAAGGTAAACGATTACACCAGAGACATCAAGAATGACATCAAGAATGATGTTCGCAGACTTGAAAAGGTAGTTGAACAAGTAGAAAGAGATTCTAAGCAATTGTCTAGAGATGTAGATAAGGACTTGCGAGAGATGCGAAAAGAAACCGAGAACAAGATTCGCAGAGCATTAGATAACCCATTGGCTAACAAGGAGTAAGTATGTTTTCATTAATCTCAACACTAGGCGGTCTATTAGTATCAGGGCTACCAAGTCTATTAGGCTTCTTTCAAGATAAATCTGACAAAAAGCATGAGTTAGAACTAGCTCAGATGCAGACTGACAGAGAGCTACAGATGATGGAGCGTGGTTTTATTGCTCAAGCCAAAGTGGAAGAAATCCGCACAGACCAAGTAATGATGGAAACTGATGCAGAGATGACTAAAGCTGCTTATGCCCATGATGCTAAAGTTCTTGAAAGAGCTTCTCCTTGGGCTTCTACATTCGTTGCTACTGTTCGCCCTGTGGTTACTTACTTGTTCGTAGCTGAATTGTTCATCATCAATATCGGTATCGGCTGGTATTTATTCACTCATGGCACATTGATTACAAGTGTAGATGACTTCCTCAGAGCAACTGACATGATATTTAGCGAAGATGAGATGGCTATGCTTGGTGCAATTATTGGTTACTGGTTTGGCTCAAGAGGGTGGAGCAAGAAGTGAAAGTAAGTCAAAAGTGCATTGACCAGATTAAAAAGGATGAAGGGGTAAAGAGTAAGGCTTACCAATGCCCTGCATTACTTTGGACTATAGGGGTCGGTCATGTTATTGACCCTAATCATGCTAAAGTACCTTTTGCTGAAAGAAAATCTTTGCCTATACCTGCTGGATGGGATAGGGTTCTAACTGCTGAAGAAATAGATGAAATACTAAGAAAAGACCTAGCTCGCTTTGAGTCAGGAGTCTTGCGCCTAATTAAAGTTCCATTGACACAGGGACAATTTGATGCTCTAGTATCATTTTCCTTCAATGTAGGTTTAGGTAATTTGCAGAACTCTACCCTGAGAATGAAGGTTAATAGGGGTGATTTTGAAGGTGCTGCGGAACAGTTTTTAGTTTGGACTAAGGCAGGTGGCAAGGTTTTAAAAGGTTTGGTTACAAGAAGAACCCATGAGAAAGAAATGTTTGAGTCTTGATATTGTCATAAAACTATAGGAAACTAGGCGGTATGAAATTAATCACCCCACAAACTGTTCAAGCAATTTATGAGATGTTAATTCAAATTCCACCTTTTAATAAGTGGAATCTTCCACCATCATCAAAAGTTAATTTTGAGGTTAAAAATGACCCCACCTGTTATGGTGAATATGAACCAGACCCACACACTATTAGAATCTCATCCGCTAAATTATCTTTCTTAGACCATACTGTTCGCACAACAGCCCATGAGTTAATCCACATGAGACTCTATATAAAAGGTAGTAAATCTTGGGATAAGCATGATGAAGCATTTAACAAGCTATCTTATCAAGTAGCTACGCAATTAGGTTACGACCCCAAGGAACTTTAATGCCACAACAAGCCTGTAGTGATGAAGAATTTATAGCTCTCTGGAAAGAAATACAATCTCCAACAGCAATGGGTAAAGCACTAGGTGTAGACCCTAGAAATGTTATGAGGAGAAGAAACTTTCTAGAAGGTAAATACAATATTACCCTAGCAACAAACAATCCTAATAAAAGAACTATAGCTTTTGACAGAGAAAATACAAAGCAGAAATTAGTTGAAAGGCTAGAAGAAACTAGGCACTCTGTCCGCAGAGGTAAAGTTATTGAGAATGGCACAGTAGTTGTTTTCTCTGATGCTCACTTCTACCCAGATGACTACAGCACAGCCTTTAGAGCATTACTGACATTCATTAAAGCCCACAAGCCAGAAGTTATTATTAACAATGGTGATGCCTTTGATGGTGCATCTATCAGCCGACACCCTAGAATTGGATGGGACTCCAAGCCTTCTGTTATTGAGGAGCTAAATGCAGTCAAAGAACATTTAACTGCTATTGAAGATGCTTCAGTCCACAAGTCTAATCTTATCTGGACTCTAGGAAACCATGATGCTCGCTTTGAAAACTTCTTAGCAGCACAAGCTCCACAGTATGAAGGAGTTAAAGGTTTTACCCTTAAAGACCATTTTCCGCTATGGCAACCTTGTTGGTCGTACTGGATTAATGAGGATACTGTAATTAAACACAGGTGGAAGGGTGGTCGCTATGCAGGCTCAAACAATACAACCTTTGCTGGTACTTCTATTATCACAGGTCACACCCACCAATTGAAGGTAGAACCATTCACAGATTACAAGGGTACTCGCTATGGTGTTCAAACAGGCTGCCTAGCTAACCCAATGGGTGACCAGTTCTCTGACTATACCGAGGATAACCCTAAAGACTGGAGAAGCGGATTTGCAGTCCTAACCTTTGTTGATGGCAAGTTACTACCACCTGAGTTGGTGCAAGTCTGGGATGAGGATAAAGGTGAAGTTACCTTCCGAGGAAAAATCTGGACTGTGTAATTTGTTTCTTATTCTATACAAAAGTGCATGAAACTTTAGTTAATATACAAATATACTAACTATCCCAGCCAAATACATCAGAACCGCTACAAGCTCCACCAAGAGCAAAGCATTGTCCCTGTATAGGTAGCCTTGGACTGTCCACAGAAAACTGCCTACAAGCCCAAATAAGAGGTTTAAAGGGTATATATTAAGACTGGTCAGGGCGATACCTATTAAACATAGTAAAGTACCACCCCACCTAATCATTTTTGCTTGGCTAAGAACTCAGCCATAGTCTTGCGGATTGCTTCTCTAACTGCTGCTAATTCATCTTCTGACAGGGTAAAGTCTTTTTCTAGGGTCATTTCTTTTTAGCCTTTTTAACTGGTTCTTTGAGTTTTACATAGATTTGACATAGGTTATGGATTCTTTCATCCATCTTTTCTTCTGTTTCGCTAAGAATATCGGAAGCAGCCCACAATGCACCGCTTTCATCTCCGAGTGTTCTTTCGGCACAGATGGCAATTATAGACTGACAACTATTGAGCTTACAAACCAGTTGCTCCATCTCATTAATCTGTTTCCAAAAATCCTTCATTAGTTCTTCATTCATTTCTCAATCCTTTCTACTTCAGTCCAAGCTGCAAAGTGAACAATACTATCACCATCTTTACAGTAGCTATACATCCCATCTAAATGACCAAACCAATAAACCTTATCTGGTTCTGCTTCTGCTGATGCTAGTGGTACTTTAGTTTCATTATCAACAATTCTAAACTTGTTGCCATGCTTTAAATCATATAGTTTCATCTAAACAAGTTCCTTAAAAGTATTTCTGCTTCAAGAACAGTTTGTCTGTGTTCTTTTCTCAAGACATAACCACCATTAGCATTTTTAGCTCTTAGTAGAGCTGCTAGTCTATCGGCTAGGTCTGGTGGATAAGTAATCATATTATTCTGCTATAGGGTTATAAAGCCAATGAGCTGCATAGTCAGGTCTAGCTATGAACTTAGCAGTTCTTCTTAATGGCTCTCTAGTCTTTAGTTTATGTTTTTGGTTATATTCTTGTTGAGTGAATGGCAATGGCTTTTCTGCATCTGGCAAGTCACCAGTCTTGTAGTAAACAGTATAAGCACCTGCTTCGCTTCTAGTGTAGTGGTCAATGTAGACTTGCTTCTTGAATCGCATCTCTGTTAAATACTTGGAGAATGACTTAATGCTCATATTAATTGCATCTGCCATCTGGTGACAGTTCATTGGTTCTTTTTGCATCCTAAGTAATAAATACTGGATTCTTTTTTGTTTCATTTCTTTTTGACTCATATAAACCTTTCAAAACTGGGCTACTCGCTGCACTAACATAGGGCAATCCTTGTATATAAGGGCAATCCTAGTTTGTTAGCATCCGCTTTCACCCATTGTTAGTTATCTAATACCACATCCACAAATCATCTTGCCATTAAAACCTTGCTTACAACCATAAGGTGAATGAACTGGACAAGCTGCTGAAGCTGCGAAAGAAATTGTTAGTAAAACTGCAAATAATGTTTTCTTCATAATATTCTCCTTAAAATGGCACATCTTCTCCGACTGGTGCTGCTGTAGGATTCTGTCCTACTTCTCGCTTCTCTATGTCGGCAAAATAAATCCATCCATCAAACGGTACAGGTAGAGACTCAATTTTTAGCATCTCACCTTTACTTGTTTCCAATAGAACACCCACATTAACATAGCGAGTCTTTTCTTCACCCTGCTTGTTTGTGTAAGTGCCTGCTTTAGCCTTTAGTTGTTTCTTGACTGCCATCTTTTAAACCTTTCAATTTAATTACTGTTGATTCCACTTCCTCTAGGAAAGCGGTTACTTCTTCTTCAAGTTTTGCAATGTATTCATCATCACGATTGACTCGGATAACAAACAACTGCAAATCTTCTGGAAGCCTTGGGTCAAACGATACAAAGTCACACCATTGGCGGTTCATAACTGCCATCTGTGTCTGTATCTGGGGAATATACTTGGTCGGAATTTTTCCGTTTAAGAGTGTAGAAATATGAGTCTTTGAATTGGGACATTTAATCTCTACAAGCCCATCTTCTTCTACAAGCCCATCAGGACTGCAACCAAAGTATTGAATACTATGATGGTCAATAAAGCCCATTTCATCCACTAATACACCTTTAAATGCTTCATAAGCCATTCTTGCTTGAGGTTCTGTATCTATTCCCCATTGCATAGCTTCATTCTGATAAAACTCCTGCTGATTACCTGTTAGTCTTTCTAGCACTAAGTCAGTTAGATAGTCTGCTCTAGTCGCACTATCTTTCTTTGCCAAGACTGCCGATACCTTACTAGCAGTTACTTTTCCTAATCTAGCCTTGTGCCATTCATCACTTCTTTGTTCCATCAATCACTCCCAATCCAAAGGATAAGGGCTACTAGCCCTATACCCATTAATAAACCTATCAATAAAACAACTATGATGGTAAGCATTATTTTACCTCAGACATCTCTTTTAAAACAAGAGAAAGCTCATCTGCATACTTGCTACAGTTCTGTGATGCCTTGATAGCAGCAGACCAGTCACCTGCCAAACAGTAGTGGTGCAAGACCTTTACTTCTGCCATTAGGTTAATCCAGATGTCCGAGTAATCCTTCTTATCATCAATTTTCATTTTGTTTCATTCCTATACGCTAAGTGTTTAAAAATCTGCCATTTTTCTTGAAATCTTTTATCTTCGCTAGGTGGTGTCCATCCTAGTTTTTTCAAAGTTTCAACAATATTTGTTTTTGCTGCTGGGATGTATTCTTTATCAAGATTGTCTAAGTGGCTCATGCTAACTGTACCTTTCTATCTTCTTTAGCTTTGTTAATTCTAACAAGAGCATCCTTGTCTTTCTTACCAATACTGTAGGCATGGGCAAAGTTCTTCTTTAGCTCATCCATGTTTTTAGACAAGATAATCATTTCCTCTAGTGCAACTGTGTCTACTGGCTCTGGTTCTTCCTGTGGTAAATCCTCACCAGCATAGATATACAAACCGATACCATGCAGAGCAATGGCTTTAGCCAAGCATCTTTGCATAGCTGTATTAACAGCAAAAGCATCAGGGTTTGGAATGGCTTTGTTGCGATAGTCCATCACAGGTAGCTGTGCAGTCATAGACTTGCCAAAAGCATTAACTGTGCAGAACACCATCACAGTCTCACCAAACAATACTGGCTGACCATAAGACCAAGTAGCCATAGGGTCTTGTTGCAATAACTGGTCACAAGCCCAAGCCCATGACAAATAGCTAAGACCATTTTTCTTTTCAATCTTGCTAGATACATCAATCATTCTTAATTCTGCATACTTACTCATTTATTTCTCCCAAAAAACTTGTTAATAAAAGACCGCCAACAAAAATATAAAGCACAGTTCTTACTCATTCCTGACATTCTTAGTCTGCGATATTTAGTTATCATCTTTCATCCCATCTAGAACGATTGTCAATTTCATAGTTAGCTCTGTCATTGGCATAACCTTCCATGACTTCTACTGTGTGATTCCAGACCCATCTGCCTAGAGTCTCAAAGTCTCTGTTCTCTAGCAACTCTTGTAGTCGCTCACCTTGCTCTTTGCTGGTCTGTTCCATAGCTTCTAGGAAGTTTTGAACTTTGCAAGGGTTATATTCATCAGCCATC